GCGGAACTGTTCCGATTGTTGTGTCTTCCACTATTGCTACGAATGCGTCATCGGTAGCCACTGCGTTGTCGTTTTCAATTGCGTCTCAAGGTGCTTGGCCTGCGCATGCCGGTGCCGTGGCGCATGGTATTGGTTTTACTAAATCGTTTACGGAACATTGTGTGTTGTTGGGTCTTGCTTCGGTTCGTGCGGATTTGACGTATCAGCAAGGTTTGCTTCGTCCATGGAGTCGTTCTACTCGTTGGGATTTCTTTTGGCCGGCTCTTGCTCACATAGGTGAGCAGGCTGTTCTTAATAAGGAACTTTATTGTGATGCGTCGGCCAACGATGAGTTGGTTTTCGGCTATCAGGAACGCTTTGCCGAATATCGTTATAAGCCATCACAAATTACGGGTTTGTTCCGTTCTAATGCGACGGGTACGCTTGATCTTTGGCATCTGTCTCAGGAATTTTCAGCGTTGCCGACTCTCTCAAATGATTTCATTGTGGAGAATCCGCCGGTATCTCGTGTTGTGGCGGTGGCAACGGAGCCTGAGTTTATCTACGATTCGTTTGTTCGTTTGAAGTGTGCTCGACCGATGCCGGTGTTTGGTGTTCCGGGTCTTATTGATCACTTTTAGGAGGTTTTATGTCTCTTTTGGCTGATTTTGGTGCTGGTCTCCTTGGTAAGGGTCTTGATATTTGGTCTGGGCGTCAGGCTGCAGAGGATCAACGTTCTTGGGATGAGAATGTTTATAAGCATCGTTACCAGTGGCAGATGCAGGATATGCGTAAGGCTGGTTTGAATCCGATGCTGTCTTTTATGCAGTCTCCGGGTTCTGGTCCTTCGACACAGGCAGCTGATACTGGTGATTCGTTTATGTCTGGTGTTTCTTCTGCTGCATCTGCTAGGCGTGTTACGAAGGAAATGGAGCTTATGGATGCCCAGATTCGTAAGACGAATGCGGAGGCTGATCTTACTGGTAAGACGATGCCTCCGGCTGATCCTTGGCGTATTCTTTATGAGCTTTTCGGCAAGAGTGGTGTTTCGAGTATTGGTTCTACGGCTCGCAGTGTCGTGGATTATGTTGGCGACACTGTAAAGACTTTTCCTCTGAAGCCGCAGGAGAAGCCGTATAGGCAAGCTGTACAGGCGTTGACTGAAAGACAACGCGAGCAGTTGCGTAAGAAAGGTTCGTACACGCGCCCTGCTCGTAAACGTTAACTTTTTGGAGGTGATTTATGAATGAGATTTATGAACGTGCTGATGGTACTCGTGGTGTTCGTACTGTTTGTTTGACTCCTTCTCGAACTAAGCAGTCTATGAAGGATGAGTGTGATATCAATGGAATCATGAAGCGTTTTGAGCGAACGGGGACGATTGCTCATCTTTCTCAGCGTCAAGCGTATTTTGCTGACGTTTCTTCGGTGCCGGATTTTGCTCAGGCTATTTCGGTAGTTCAGGAAGCTGACAAAATGTTTATGTCTCTTCCTGCGAAGCTTCGTAAGGAATTTGACAACGATCCGGTTAAGTATGTTGAGTTTTGTGCGGACCCGGCGAATATCGACAAGATGCGTGAGCTGGGTATCGCTGACCCGTTGCCGAAACCGGAAGTTGTGCAGGTCCAGGTTGTCAATCCGGCGCCGGCGTCATGAGTACGCTTTCTGAGGCTGAGGTGTTTTCTCAGGGCGAAGAATCTGTTTCTGAGCATGAGATTAGAGTCCAGGAATTTGCTTTAGCGGTGTATCGCTATGCGATGCGTGTGAAGGGTTCGGTCACTTCGTGGGTGCGCACACATGAGCGTAATCTCATTGTTGGTGGTTGTACTGCTCGTCATGATCCTTCGCCTTCGTGTCTGGGTGCTTCTGCTCATCTTGTTGGTCTTGCTGCTGATGTTCGGTTAGATCGTTATGAATTGCAGCCGGATGTACGGGCGAAAATTGCCCGTCAGTATGGATTGCGGTTGTTGGTTGAGAGCGATCACGATCATCTCGAGTTGAGACGTTAGTTTCTCCTCCTGTAGTGATTTAAGGGCTCTTCGGGGCCCTTTTTTTGTAATGCGAAAATGGTGGATCCATTTTTTTCACTATGTGAAATTTTAGATCTGAAATTCTGCGTATGCAGATTTTTTTTGTTTTGTCAATAGCCCGCGGTATGGCGGGCGTTTTTTGCCCGCGGTTCTTCCGCGGGCTTGTAGGCCGCGTAGCGGCCGGACTCGCGCCGTAGGCGCGTTTGCACAGTTCTCTACTTGATGTAACTGTGCTGAGTGGTCCCTTTTTTGTTCCACTCTTTGTTTTTGTTTTTTTTCAATATGTTATGTCTCGTGCGCGCGCTTTTCGTGTGCACGTGTGCTTTTATTTTATTGTTTTAATGGATTTTTACATTGTTATTGGGGGGATGCAGGGGGGCGTCAGCCCCCCGCCTTCGGGCGGTAGCTAAGAAGGTTTTTTTGTTATATGCTTTTTTTACCTCCCCAATGGTGGGGAGGTTTTACGGAGGGGTTAGATATGCGTAAGCGTTCTTCGATGTCTCGAGGTGGTTCCCGTAGTTTGTTTCGTAATCGTTCGGGTGTGCATCCGCGCAATAATCGCGCGGTGCCGATGCGTGGTGGCATTCGTCTCTGATGCCTTGTTACCACCCTTTGACAGCCTACCGCTCGCTTTCGCAGGGCGGTAAGGTTGTCTTTGCTGCTCCTTCTCCTTTTGCTCCTGAAATTCAACTCCCTTGCGGTCAGTGTATTGGCTGTCGTCTTGATCGTTCCCGCAAGTGGGCAATTCGTTGTGTTCATGAGGCGTCCATGTATGAAAAGAATTGCTTTGTTACTCTCACCTATTCTGACGTTCATCTCCCTCGGTCTGGCTCTTTGGAGAAAGGTGCGCTCTCCAAGTTCATCCGTAAGCTCCGGAAGCGACATGGTGCCGGAATCCGTTTTTACGCCTGTGGCGAGTATGGCGGTGAGTATGGTCGACCGCATTTTCACGTTTGTTTCTTCAACTTTGACCCTGCTGACAAGTCTTTGTTGTCGGTGCGCGACGGTGTTCGCCTCTATGTTTCTGCTGATCTGGATGATCTGTGGGGTCTTGGTTTTGTTACTGTTGGTGAAGTTAGTTTTGAGTCCGCTGCTTATGTGGCGCGTTATGTGATGAAGAAGTTGACAGGACCTGCAGCGGAAGCGTTGCAGGCCGATGGAGCTCCCGGTCCGTATTCTCGATTGGATGAGGTGACGGGTGAAATCTTTCAGGTTGCGTCTGAGTTTAATTTGATGTCTCGTCGTCCGGGTATTGGTAAACCATGGTTGGATAAGTTTATGTCGGATGTTTACCCGGATGATTTTGTGGTTGTTCGCGGTGTGAAGATGAAGCCGCCGCGTTATTACGATGATCAGTATGGCAAGGTTTTTATTGACGCTCATGCTGAGATGAAGCAGGAGCGTCGTGCGGTTGGTCGTAAGCGGGCGTGGGATAATACGCCCGCTCGGCTGAAGGTGCGTGAGAAGATCACGCGTAGTCGTTTAACTCAACTCAAGAGGACTGTTGAATGAAACTTAAAATGTTTTCTGTGTTTGATTCAAAGGTAGGAGCTTTTATGAATCCCTTTTTTGTTCGCTCGACGGCAGAGGCGATTCGTGTTTTTTCTGATGCGGTGTCGAATCCGCAGCAGGGTTTTTGTAAGCATCCCGAGGATTACACGTTGTTTGAGATTGGTTCTTGGGATGATCAGACGGCGGCTATTGATCATTTGGATACGCCGCACTCTTTGGGTTTGGCTGTGCAGTTTGTGAAGCCTGATCCGCAACAGCATATGAAATTGGAGGCCGTGAAATGAAACTGAAATCCGTAATGCAGCATGCTTTTTCTCAGGTGCCGAGCGCGGAGATTTCGCGCTCGTCGTTCGATCGTTCTCATGGTTATAAGACGACGTTTGATTCTGGTTTTTTGGTTCCTATTTATTGGGATGAGGCGTTGCCGGGTGATACGTTCTCACTTCAGTTGTCTGCGGTCTGCAGGATGGCTACACCGCTCCGTCCTGTGATGGATAATATGTTTTTGGATTTTCAATTTTTTGCGGTGCCGATTCGTCTTATTTGGGATAACTGGCAGCATTTTAATGGTGAGCAGGTAGCTGGCAGTTTGGACCCGGTTGGGTCCACGGATTATATTTGTCCGATTATGACGTCGCCGGCTGGTGGTTATTTGCAGGGCACGCTTTCTGATTATTTTGGTTTGCCGACGAAGGTCGCTGGTGTTGAGCATGTTTCGTTCTGGCATCGTGCTTATAACGAGATTTATAACCAGTGGTACCGTGACCAGAATCTGCAGGATTATGTTGTGGTCGATAAGGATGATGGGCCTGATGACCCTGCAGACTATGTTCTTCTTCGTCGTGGTAAGCGTCACGACTATTTTACGTCGTGTCTCCCTTGGCCTCAGAAGGGTGATTCGGTAGTGGTTCCTTTGGGTTCGGTGGCTCCGTTACAGTTGACTACTAAGGCAGCGGGCACTAATAATGTGCGTATGGTTAATGCTGCTGGTACTTTTGATGTTGATGTAGAAGCTGTTAATGGTAGTTCAGCTGTTCAGTGGGATGGTGTTGCAGGTGCAACGTATACGGATATGTTTTTTAGTCGTGTGCCGAATTTGCAGGCTGATTTGTCGACTGCAACGGCGGCTACGATCAATCAGTTACGTCAGTCGTTTCAGGTTCAAAAGTTGTATGAGAGGGATGCACGTGGTGGAACTCGTTATACTGAAATACTGCGTGCTCATTTTGGTGTTGTTTCTCCTGATGCTCGTTTGCAGCGTCCGGAGTATCTTGGTGGCGGAACTGTTCCGATTGTTGTGTCTTCCACTATTGCTACGAATGCGTCATCGGTAGCCACTGCGTTGTCGTTTTCAATTGCGTCTCAAGGTGCTTGGCCTGCGCATGCCGGTGCCGTGGC